CAGCAGGCGGCACACCGGTGTAGCTCTCCGACCCGATCGGGCTGTAATCCACAGCGCTTGTCAAATTTGATGAGGTATCAGGTGTTGTGTTTTGCGCTGTAGTGACAGGAGCCGGCAGGGCGCTTACTACTTGATTTTGTGCTGCTGGCTGCGCCGTAGGTAAGGCACCCGCAGTGTTTGCCCCAGATAACGTGTTGTTGATCTGGTTTTGAATGTTCCGAGCCTGCTCGGTTGCGATGGCAGCCTTCTGCTCCGGACTCATATACGCAGTAGCCTGAGCTATTGCCGCTGAGTTGGGCGCAACATATCCGGAGATCTTGAATTGCTCGTTCGGAAAGATCTGCTGCAGGCCAGAGATTAGACCGGCTTCATCTAATCCAGACGGATCAATCCCCTGACCCCGCAGAGCGTTCTGAGCTATCTCATAACCAACGGTGTTGTAGTAATTGGCCATGTCAACCTGTCGCGGGATTTACTGTTCCGAGCAGGGCCGCAGCCCAATCAAACCAGTTGTCGTATTTGTCTGTGTGAGGAATGGCCTCGTTCGCGAACACGTCAATCGCGTTGATCCCGTTTCCCCAAGTTTTCCAGTCCGTCAGCGCCGTTGGGATCTCTAACTGCTGCGCAGCGTACTGCTCACACATCAAAGCAGCCCAAGACTCAAACGTATGATATCGCGGGTCATAGACAAGAGGCTGCATTAGTACGGCCTCACATCACCGATCGTCGCATTCAGCAGCAATTTGCCAAGTTGATAGTTGCCACCAGCGACGTTAGACCGGAATCGAATCCTCAACTCCCGTCTCTGCTCCCTCATGTCTACCTTCCCGGTGTCAGGAGAAAAAGTAAACTCAGCAGACTCAACGTCCCCACCCTGAGCAAACGGCCGCCCGGTCACAACAACCGTCATGTCGCCAGACTGAACAAAGTCAGGCTCAATCCGCTCCAACCTTAACCAACGATTCTCACCAATCGGTGACGGCTGACTAGGTCCGCCAGAAACCCAACCAAGGTCGTTGGTCTCAAAGTACGAGTTGATGGCCAGAACATCCTGACCGTCAACCGCGTCCGTTCCAATCTCGTGCTGCCACATCTTTATCAGGTTCGGATTCGTCGTGAACGTCACCGTGTCAGAACCCGTCGCAATCGCCGCCAGTGACATCACAATCACCTGCGGATACAGAGCGCTCACCTGAATGGAGAAACCCGCTCCGCTTCCTCCCAAATTGGTATTTGAGGCACTCAGCGTGTTGCCAACCTGATACCCCGCTCCGAACACCGTAACGGTCACCGAAGTCACCGCGCCCCCACTGACTACGATCGTAGCCCTAGCCCCCGCACCACTTCCGCCCGTAAGAGGAACATTTGTGTAGGTGGCGTTGACGTAGCCAGAACCACCGACGAGTGTGTTAAGCGTCCGGATGCCGTCGCTTCTGATTGCGCTCACTTGCGCATTCGTTGCGATGTTGGTTCCCGTCACCAACTGCGTCAACCCAATCGATGTGATAGCCGTTGTCTGTGGCAACTCAAAACTGCCGTTGACCGTTGGCATCGTGCCGGAGTACACAACGTCAAGCTCCGGGGTTTCCCAGCCGGCCATTACAGGGTGCGCGAACACTTGCGAGAAGTACCCAGCGGACCTTCTTGCGCCTAAAGCCTGTCCTGCGTCGTACCAGACGCCCTCACGCACGTTATAGATGATGGCATCCGTACACTCAGTCGCGTCACCGCGGGGATAAAACCACCAGATCTCACCGTACCGCGGGATCTTCGTTACCCACACCTTCTGGCGCTGGTTGTAGTTCAAATTGTCGAAGAAGTAGTTCTGGTTGAACGTGTTCGGAATCTCTTTGACCGTACCGTTGTACAACAGGAACCTGTCAACACCGCACCAGTAGTAGACGCCGTCGTACTCAATCGCTGATTGGCTCGACAGGATCGACGACTGGCTTGAGATGATGTCATAGCGCCAATACTGAATCGGCGTCCCGGTTCCGCCGATGAACGAAACTCGGATCAGACTATCAAGGCTCCAGAACAATCCAGACGGAGCATTCGATCCGCCCCGCACCGGCAGACCCTGAACGATCTTGCCGGTGGCCACGTTAACTTCATTGGCGTCAGCAGAGACCCAGTCCTGAGCATTACCCGCAGCGCAGTTCCTGATCAGTCCGTTGTTGCCGTAAACAAAGACGTAGGGGTGAAGAGTAACCACCCCGCCCGATACCGAGACGTTATTGTTGAACGTCAAGACAGAGCTTCCACTCGTCGTGGCCGCGGCCGACAACGTCACCTTCTGGTAGTTCCCGATCGTGAATACCAAGCCCGTCGTTGTTCCGGCCGTGGTCACAATCGCACCCCCGCCAGAAGTGGCCGACAATTGAAACGTCGTCGCGAAGTTAGTAGCGATGATGTAGTACGTCACCCCCGACGTAATACCGGTGGCCGTCCCCGTACCCGTTCCGCTTACGGTCACAGTCTGACCAATGAACAAACCAGAGGTTGACGTACAAGAGCACTGCCCGGCAATCCCAGTTACCGCTACGCTACCCAAACTTCCGTTTGCAAGAACCACCGAAGAGACCGTAGTCCCTGACGGGATCCCCGTCCCGGTGACAGACTGACCGGCACCGATCAAACTATTTGTAGTCGGGATGGTTACCGCAGTAGTGCTGTTTAGGAACGAAGTCGTGTTCTGAAAGGTCCCAATCTGGGACAAACTCGTACCGTTGATGTCTCCAATCAGAACCGGGGTGTTGGTTGTTGAATCGGTTTGAACTAAGTTCTGACCCGGATGAGCAAGGATCGATGCCCCACCAGATCCGCTAATGTCATAGAACCCGTCGAACTGCCACAGATTGTTGGCCGACGCCGTAAAGTTTGACAGGGTGTAATCCGTGACCCCGGCACCGACCCCATTGTTGTCAACCGTCAGAGCCTGCAGTCCGCCACTGTACCCGCTGAAGATCTGATTGAAGCCGTTGTTGGGATTGACCCAAACGCCTCTAGAGGGTCCGTTCAGTTGGCTCGAGATAACCGCGTACCCACCAACCTTTCTTGGCCGGCCGCGCTGGAACCTTACCCACTGGCCATCGACGTAAAAGTCCTTGTCGAAGGTGGTTCCATCCCTCTGGATGCCCGGCTTTGTGTCTAGCGCGAATACCTTTGCTGTCACGGGAAGGTCCCACCAGAAACGCCGCTCGTGAACGTCCCCGTGGTTCCCGATACCGCTCCAGTAAATGCACCCGCCCCGGTCACCGTAATGCCAGCAGCCGTTACGTCAAGCCGCTGAACCCCGAGGATCGAGATCCCGAACTCACCCGACGCAGGCCGGTAAACACCCGTCGTTGTCTCGCTAGCAAAGCTCAACGCCGGAGCCCCGACAGCTCCGTTAGATAACGTAACCGCAGTAGCCCCTGCCGCGATCGTAGAGGCGTTGTAGAGGTTGACCGAGTCACACAATAGGATGATCTGCTGCGCGGTCGGCACAGTCGCCGTAGCGCCCCCAGAGGCCCCGGTCGTGAACGTGATCGTATAAGGACCCGTCGTCTGGTTCGTAATGTAGTAAATCTGAACCGTCTGCGGCATCGTTACCGTGACGTTCGATGACAGCGCACCCGTGTACTTCTGGATGACGTTCGCAGCCTCGGTGCTCGATAGCGTAAACGAGCCGCCCGGAGCTACTGACTTAGTCAACTGCGTGAACGAGAACTGGGTTCCCTGCCCGAGACCGATCGTAAAGAACGCCGACCCCGAACAAACAATTAAACAAGAGTCCGATGGCTGCAACGCCAATGATGCAGATCCGTTGATCTGGTTCCCGCCGCTCGGGGAAACCGTCAGAGTTCCACTCCCGCCGTTACGAACAAAAACAAACCAGTTGTTCCCTAACGTCGTAGCCGAAGTGAGGCTCAACGTACCAGCACCGCCTGTCCACACATAAGTAGATGCGCGATCGGACGCAAGCAGCGTGTAGGTAGACGCAAACGTCGTCACAGGCGTCGTCTGATTAAGAGTCGCCCCGATGGCAGTCAGACCGAACCCGGCAAGCGCTGAGGCCGTCGCAAGGGACGTAGTGGACCCGAATGCAATCACCCCCCACGTTCCAGTCGTGGTCCCGTTAGAAGTGACAAAGATGTACTGCGCACTTCCGCCTGTAGCCGGAATAGAAACGATCGTGCTGGCCCCGCCAAAGGACTTGACAGTCAGCGCTACTCCGCCGGTGTTATAGATCAGCGCATCCTGACCAACCGACACTTGATTGGCCGGTGGCATCCACAATTCATAGGCCGTGCTAGTCGTGCTGACCTGCATCACCCTCGCGGCAACGAAGTCTGTGTCATTACCGTTCAGTGGCCACTCAAGTTGAATGGTCCCCGTGGTAGCCGTTAGAGCATATGCGGCATATGAAACGTCAGTCGGTTGAATGACGTTACCGGTAAATGGGCTGTTGTAACTCATGAGTCGTTCACCACCGTTTGACGATCACCGACTCGCGTCAGATCTTCCTGCTTGAGCAGCGCAATCGACTTGTCGTACATAGACTGCCACACCGGTATTCTCTCATCGTTCTTTAGGAACGGCATAGCCTGCAGCAGGGAACCATAAAGCAAAGCCTGCGGAGCGTACTGCGTGAACCAATTGGATTGATTGGCCGAATCCAGCGGCTGGTTCCGTTCGTAATACAGCACCTGAAACGAGTACGCTGCCGCGGGTGTAGGAGCCACAAGCCAGTGGGTGAAGTCGTAATCACAGTAGAACGCAGGCAACCCCGTCAGCGTATCGTCTGGCCAATACTCACGCAGGTACTCATACTTGCGAAGGAACACCGGGTAGCGCTCGCCCCCCGTCGTGACATTAAACGATACCGTCTTTCTCCATCTCGCTGGTTTATCCAACACAGGGTTGCCAATTGTCATCGTCCCATCGGCCACCGTCAGGTTCCCGAGGAACTTAATCTCCGACGCGATGACCTGCTCCGCGAACATGATGAACTGCGGAATCTTGTCTAGCGTGGCCTGATCATCGCGCTCAAGGTAGGTGGCAATGTCATCGACCAGCGAGTCATAGGTCATCACACTTGCAACGGTCATTTCGATGCTACCCCTTTGGATTTCTCAAAAGACCTCATGCCACCAAAACCGAGCAGCCCAGCAAGGAGCGTCATCAACTGCTCAACTTGCAAGTCAGGTGGAGGATTCAATCCTTTTGGGATTATATCGACTCCCTGACCGAAAGCCCATAGCCACTGCATTAAGGGGTAGCCAAGGAATTGGTAAGCCAGACCCAGAACCCCAATCCAGCCCACAGCAGGACGCCAACCGCTGACAAATAGGCTAGATGAACCGGCCTCAATCTTGTTGATCTCAACTTGTGCCAAGTCAGTGGCTTGGTCAATCCTTTTCTCTTCCAAATCCAGCTTGCGGTCTTCCAACGCCATCTGAAGGCGTTCCTTGTCCGTTGTGACCAACGAGTCCGCGACCTTGCCGACGCCTTCAATTATCGACCCAATCCCAATCAAGTCCATTACTTAAGCCCCGCCAGAGTGCGATTGATCCAACCTAATAAGAATTTAGACTGGGACCGATCCTTGTTGCAGATCTGCGCGTACCGGCTAATCTTGGCCAAAGCGTAAGCAGGAAGAAACTTCTCTGCCGTGCAGATGTTCAACCGTTCGACGGTTTTTGCGCCGATGGCTCCGTCTGGTGTAACTCCAACGATGAGTTGGGCGAGCTTGGAGGCGACACCGACTCCGGTGTTGACTGCGAAGTTGAAGATGGTTTCGGCAACAGCTTGGTTCGTAAGATTGTCACCTCTGATGCGATCCCAGAAATTAACTTTGTAAAATTCACGAACCAGTTGCGTAGCGCCGCCAAAGTCCTTTTGATCAATGAACGCCCACCCTGCCCAGTTTGGATTTGGCTTTCTCGCGATTCCTGCATACGTTTGTCCTCCCCGGTCACCCGGAATGTCCGTCAGTTGAAATCCACCCTCGTCGTGGATCATCTTCTCAAACGCGGGATTGAAGTCAGCCATTGTGTGGCCTCTTGTTGATGAGGTCGAACAGGGTTTTGACTTTCTCTTCCAACACAGCAACCCGAAGATCAAGTTTGGCAAGCACAACAATCAGCGTGATTAGCGCAAGGATTGCCGGGGAAGCCTTCAGTATGATCTCGAATGCTTCCATTACTTCCTCGCCATGCGATCTTCAATGATGCTGATGTGCTTTTGATTGTCGTGAATCATGTCACGGTTGCGCTGAATCTCTTTCTCAAGCTCTTGCCGCAACTTTTCCCTTGCCAGTTCCGCGCCAGAGTTCACAGCTTGCTTGTTGTCAGATGTAACAACAAGACTAATTTTTGCGTTGAGTACAGTAACCTCATGCGTGAGTTTGTCTAACGCAGACATCAGATAGACCACGCAGGTAAAGAGAATCGGAAGCACCGCAAACGCAGTCTTCTCAATCAACTGCGACTTGGCTTCCAGCTTCTCAGTCATAGCCCGAGCAACTTCTTGACAAACTCCGCCGCTACGCCGGGGCCAAACAGCACCGCCGCAATGACCCCGTAAAGCAAGTATTCAATCTTCGTCATCCGCTTGTCGCCAGACGACAGAGTGTTCGAGATGTGGTTGTACCGTTCTGCGCAGATCGCCTCGTGAACCGCTAACTTGGTATCAACATTGTCCATCTCACTCTTCCGGCTTGGCCTGTTCAGCAGCTTCCTGCTCGATCGCCTTGATCAACCCAACGACCTCAACATACGGTCTCTGGCCAAGATACTGAAGGATGGCGTTGAGCAGGTTGATTGATAGGTTTGCCTTATCCATTTACGACCACCCAAGAAGTTGTTGGTTCATTCCATTGATACCGCTGACCGTCCGTGGGCATTGGTGTTGGTGCATCCCACAAGCAAGTGGTTTCGTTCAGCGTCCAAGACGGAAACGGTTGTGGCGGGATAAAAGCATCACGGGTTGCGTCGTATGTGTAGCCAATGCTTCCGTAGTTTTTACGGAACCCATCAGTCCTACAGCGCTTACAGACTTGACCACGGAATTCACCATACCATTGTTCCCAATCAACCCCATCTTCGCCTTGGTCTTTACCGCCAATAACTTCCGTTACAACATTATTTTCATCAAGGAAAGCGTAGTAATCCATGATTGTTACCAAGTAATAGTGCCAGTACCGGCAGTAAAGCGATAAACGCGATAGCCAGAACGTGTTGGTTCATCGTAAGTCAAACCACCAGTTATTGATGTTGGTGCTGGAAATGTATCAACATAAGCAATAATTACAATTCCAGTTCCACCCGCGCCGCCTCCGCTTCTTGTGGCCCCAAGAAGATTCGTGCTCGAACCAGCGCCACCACCACCACCTGTGTTTGGAGTTCCAGAAATACCAACAATATTTTGATTTGCTCGTCCAGCGCCTCCACCAGCAGAGGCAGTACCTGCAGTGCCACCAGCAAGACAACTACCGCCGCCTCCACCAGACCTATCAACTGGAGATCCAGTTATTGAAGAAGTTACTCCGCTACCGCCGTTACCCGCTACGCTGGTGTTGTTTGAATTTCCACCAACACTGCCTGCACCGCCGCCGCCTCCACCGGGATAATTTGCCGCTGCTGCCGCGCTACTACCGCCGCCAAAACCTTGATTAGCGGTTCCGAGACCCGGAATAGATCCATCACCTTGACCGCCTCCACTTCCACCATTTGTGGCATAGGCACTACCCAAAGCCGCGCCGCCGCCACCACCGGACGATGTGATGGTAGCAAATACAGAAGATGAACCTTGCAATCCAGAATTATCAGCAGCGGGAGCGCCTCCAGAACCAAACGAGCCAACAGTAACTGTGTAAGCAACACCTGCTGTTGGGACAAAGGCAGATTCTGCTGATGCACCACCACCTGATGGCTCTCCAGTTACAGAGGAACGATAACCTCCACCGCCACCACCTGCTGCACAAGAACCGCCACCACCGCCGCCACCAATAACTAAAAATTCAACACTACTTGGCGCAATACCAGCTTTTTTCCCACCCAACACCGCAAGCATAATCCCACTCATGACACGTTGCCCGTCAGGACGCAAGTGGTGGCAGAACTAAACAGAACGGTGACAACGCCTTGGATTGCAATCGTCGCTGACGTTACAGCAGTACCCGTACCGCCAGCAAGATAAGCAGTTACTGCCGAGCAAGTAATGCCTTTGGTTGAACTGGTGTTGTTGTAAATTACAACTAGATCGCCTTCGCTGAACACCGAAGCGGGGATCACAATTGCACCGGAACTTGTCAGTTGCACATACTTGCCAACGTCGCCAACAGCCAACGTGTAACTGGTCGTTTTGGTCCCAACCGCAGGGGCGTTGAGATAACCAAGCGTCACCGCATCCGTAGCTGGAAGCGTCTGGGTCAGCGTGCTTGATGTATTGGCAGACTGCAAAACCGAAGTACCGGCCCCGCTAGAGTTGCCTTGAAGTTTGATTGCGCTCATGTTTGATCCTTTAAGCAGCGATGAGCCAAACTTGGCCCGTAGGGACGGTTACGGCAACACCCGTTGCCACGGAGACAGGACCAACGCTAAATGCGTTAGAACCTGCCGTTACAGAGTAATTAGAACTGATGGTTTGATAAGATTCTGCCACAGGGCCAGCAGATCCACCGCTTACGGTCGCCCATGAAAGCGTACCAGAACCGTTTGTTGACAATACTTGACTGCTAGTACCGTCTGCCGATGGCAACGTCCAAGTGACGTTTGTAACTACCGTTCCGGGTGATTTGAACGCTACATAATTGCTGTTGTCAGTATCAGCAAACCGCAAAGCACCAGTCGCACCAATCTGGACGTTTGTGCCATCCCAAGTCAAGTTGGCCGAGCCGCCAAATGCTCCAGTGCTATTGAACTGAATTGAGTTGGCCGGATTGGCAGGAGTGCCACCACCGCTCGCCGTTGCCCACGAGAGCGTCCCAGAACCGTTTGTGCTCAGGAACTGACCGGAACCACCGTCCGTTGCAGGCAAAGTCCACGCGACGTTACTGGTTATCGTTGCCGGTGCCTGAAACGACACATAATTTGAACTGTCAGAATCCGCAAACCTCAGCGGCGTTGACGCCCCAAGTTGCAAATAATTGTTGTCGCTGGTTATGTTTGACCGCGTTAAAGGCGCTGACCCAGCACCGCCACCAACAACCATTGCGTTTGAAGCCAACAACGCAGAACTCGCCAGCGCGGACTGTGAACTTGCGTACAAAACCCCGCCTGACGTGAATGGCGTGGCCCCGGACAATCCCGTTCCGCCGTTGGCTGTTGCCACGGTTCCGGTCACGTTACTCGCAGTTCCAGTTGTGTTCTGGTTCAACGTCGGAATGTCAGCCGCGACGATCGCCCTAAATGTTGGAACGCCTGCAG